CGTTGATCCACCCGGCCACGTAATTCGTGGACACGATGTAGTCATGTGACCCAGGAGACTTCAACGCCTCCGTCGAAACCACCTGATCGGCGGTGACCGTACCCGACGCGTTCACGCTGCCCATCGCCACGGTGCCGGCGGACAGGTAGTCATCCGTCGTTGTTTCCACCGTCTGCTGAATGTTCACCAACGCGTCCTGCACCTGCGCCAGCAAGGCTTGCACCTGGCTGACGAGTCCGGTCAGGTTCGTGCCCTGCGGTCGTGCGAGGTCCCGCGCCTGACGACGCGCCTCCTTGATCGCGGAAATCATCGGGTCGAGACTGTCACCCGCAGGTGCCGTGTACCCACCAGCCATGCTCAACCTCCTACAGGGTTACGAGGATCGGGGCGCACTGCACTTTCACGTCCACACCGTTCTCATCACCGGACCGGCCCACGATGCGCAAAGCGTACGGTGCGTCGGCACCCTCAAGCCACGGGTCACCACGTCCGGGCTCATCATCGGTCGGTGGGGCGTACGAGGCGACGTGGAGGTCGCAGAAGTCGCCCACGTTCCAGTTCGTCAACTGCGGGCCCGCCGGGAAGCCGTTCTCATCGGTCGGGTACGCCTGCACCGTGAACTCCCACGTCTCCGACACTTGCCGCCCCTGAACAGCGTTCGCCGCCGCATACCCGTCAAGGGCTGACTGCACGGACACCGACGTGTGCGACGTGTCCAGCACATCCATCACCGGGAACCCCGCATCAACAAGGGTCGAATCGTACGCTCGAGCTACCAGCACATCATCCGACTGGCGACCGCCGGTAGCCCACGACCAGGAACCCATCTTCGACGCGTCCCCGCTAATGGTCAGGTTCGACACCGGCGACTCGGGGACAGTCAAATCCCATTGCACGTGCTGCTGCGAGAACAGCAACGGTTGCGCCACAGTGCCAACCTGCATCACCCATTCCACACCCAACCGGTCCGCGGTGAATCGCGGCTGGAAGTTGACCTCCGGGCCACCATCCACGTTCATCAGGTCGCTGATTGCTTCCCCAACCGGTTTGAAATCCGCACCCAAATAGGTGCGCTCATGGTCGGCGTCACCATCCGACTCATCCGATGGGAACACCACCGGGAGACTCCCCCCCGCCCACGTGTGCGCCTGCTGCACCAACCTCTTAGCGATCGTCCCCAACCAGATGCCGGTATAGGCGGTCGACAACGCCGGGTTCGGGATCGTCTTCGTGCTATCAGTCGGATCCGGAATGGTCCACTGGTCAACACCAATCGTCGCCGCCAACAGCGGCAGAATCAGCCGGTGATCGTAATACGACGCCAACCCGGACGCACCCAACTCGACGGTGGCCGCATCCCGGTCGTACGTGCGCGCCCACAACGGACCCGCCGCAACAATCACATCCCCCTCCACCACAGCAAGGAACGCTTTCGCTGGCGTGGCCGTGTTCCGCAAGTTCAGGGCGCGCACACCCGGATCCTGCATGTCCACCTTCACCTGAATGGTCTCAGCAGTGTCCAACCGGTCATCCCACGACAACGTTTGGAACGGCAGGTCGAGGATGCGGCGACCAGTGGACAGGTCACCGATCAGGACGCGGGTCATTTAAAGGCCCTTCTGCCGCCAGTTGCAACCACCCAATGAGAGCGAAATGGAACCCGTGAACCCAGCGGTGAGCGCGAACAACACCGCACCGGACGTTTGCACGGCAACGAACGCAACTGCCGTCCCATTCGCTGTCCGGCACGCGAACTGCTGCTCAGACGATGGGGCGAACGAGGAAGGAACCGACCCGACCGTGTACGTGGTACCGGCAACGAAATTCGCGCTGCTGCTCGTCACCACACCATCCAAATACACGCGCCCACCCTGCATTGTCAGTGTGGGAACGCTCGTACCGCTGGCGGAGTAAATGCCGGTGTACGCCAGTGTCCCCGACACGGGACGGCCACCAACCGGGTACCAACCCGGCGTTGTTGCCGACGCAACATACGCGATTAGTTGGCCCGCGTTGAGCAGGTAGCCGAGCTGGCTGTCCTTCGGGTTCGACCACGCGTCACGGTCCACCGTCGAATTGAACGGGACCACACCGCCCGCCGACGCGGTGAACTGCGGTGGGGTGGTGATGACCACACCCGCCGAGTTCGTCGCTGTCGCAGTCGACGGAATCAACACCGAACCCAAATCGAGGGAACCATCCGGCACAGTCGGACGCACAGGCGTTGCCGCAGCAGTCCCCTTGATCACAATGAACACCGGCGTGTCATTCGCGTCCGGAACAGAAACCGTCGAGGACGAATCGTTCTGCCTGGCCGTGATCACATCAATCCGCGAATTCGCGGACGGGGCAGCATCCAACAGCACCGACACCGGCCCATCAGACGACAGGGCAACCGCACCACCATCCCGGGCGGCAACACCAGAAAACACGGACACGTTCACGTTCATCGTCGCCGTCGCCGACAACACCGCACCCACCGGCGACGTCACACCAGACCGCGCAGTGCCGTCCGCGTTGCACACCACGAAATTCCGGAAATCGTACCGGGTGTCGCCAGCATCCGTGTTAGCCAGCTTCGCCGGCAGACCCTTGCGCAATGTCATCTGAATCTCCTAAAGAAACGCGGGCGAAACCGTCGCCGTGAATTGGGGCGTACCAGAAACAACACCGAGAGGGGCGAACTGAATATCCGTTGAACCACCAGCCGGAACCGAGAAGAAATCACGCACCGTCAGAAACCCGGACACATCATTACCGGGGGCGTCAATCCACGCCCGACCCGTCCGGAAATCAATCGACACCAACGAACCATCAGGGATAACCCGCTCGAACCGGACAGACCGAACCGTGGACCCGTTCACCGCCGTCGCAACAAAC